GCCTGTCTTTCCCCTTCCCATAAGGTGTAATCTGTTGAAAATTCTCCACTACTCCATTTAGCACAACTACCTTGATCCCACCAAGGTACTACTTTTTTAGCATCATCATATATTCCAACTGGATTAAATGTCCACGGATTTGCATCTAAAATAATATCAATTATTATAGGGAATGGAAATGGTAATTTAGCAGCATATTCTTTAAGTACAGTTTCTAAAAGCCACACCGATATTGCACATATAAAACATATAGCTATTACTACAATTCCAAAATCTGATATTGTTCCCACTAAATCTGTAAATTTTTTAATAACAGGATTATTTTCAAAACGTTTTATAAATTCTGATAAAAAATTCATAACTTTACACATGACTATCTGAAAATTATTTCCACACTTGCTCATGCCTATATATTATATTATAACATTTTTATTAACACAATAATCTAACCAAGTTCTCTGTACTTTTTTTAAATTATAATATGCATAAATACCATTCATATAATGAGTTTTATTATTTTTTCTATATTCTTTATCATTTAAATATCTATAAAAATATTGTAATATATCTGTAACCGATGAATCTTTATTTAAATATTTTAACATAACTTTTTTACCAACATCTATTAAATAAATAATAGTTTGCCAATCATAATTTGAACATAATACATGATACATATAATTTGAATATAATTCAAAATATTCTTCTTTAATTATATCTTTATTATGTGAATAACATTTACCATAATTCATTAAGTATGATTTATTTTTACATCTTCTACCATTTTTTGTATTACATAAACATCTTAATTTTCCAACACCACCATGACACATCATTAATATATTTCTTTTATGATCATTATCAAAAGGTTTATCTATATTAATATTCATTTCTCTACATAATGGACAATTTACATATAAATTTCCATGTTTATATACTAAATTTTTATAACAACAAAAATGATAATTATGACCACAGCTTAATTTTTTAACAATATGATCTTTTTTTATTTCTTCTAAACAAATAGAACAAGTCTCCATTACATTATAAGTATTCTTATAATCTTAAATAAATTTGATATTATTTAAATATTAATTTATAATAATATAAAAATGCTTAGTAACTTCATTCGTCAATCTCAACCATGGACTATGAGCGTTTCACCTGTCCTGGGAAGATGGCGTCGTAATGATAATATCAATAGAAAGATTGATTTGGCTAATATTGATAATTGTGGTGATAGAGTTTGTGGAGATCTTTATGATGAAATGAAACCTAGAATTAATATATTTGATGATAAATTAAAGAAAAATATGGATGATTGTGACCAAGAAAAATGTGTATGCGTTGGTGAAAATATTGATTCACACGATAATAGTTTATATCATAAATCACTTAAATCACCTTTTAATAATTATAATTATTCAATTAAATCAATTGTAAATGATTACAATCAAAGATGGAAACAAAATCTTACAGTAGAAGAATATCTTAAAAATTTTACAAGATTTCACAGAGGATCTTGTTGAGATTTTAAATGTCGTGAACATGTATTGTATCCTAACTTACAATTCTTATTGCATATTTCACCTTTATTTTTTCCAGATTTTAATACACATTGACACATTTTATTTTCAAAAGGATTATTTTCATCTATAATGTGGACTTTTGGATTAATTCTTTTTATACCATTTACTATTGGAATTTTCATATGTGGTTTTGCACAATAAGGACATTTATTATATTTACCATATAAAAGTGTAGATTGAATACATTCATAATGAAATAAAGATTTACAATTACAATCTAAACTTATAGAAAATTTATTTTTTAAATCTTCTCCACATATTATACAACTCATATTTAAGTATATATTAATATATTATATTGTATTTAAATGATTTATAATCAAAATTTAGATGTTAAATTAATTAATATTAAAAAAAAATTAAAATATTCTGATTTATGTACATTAATACCCATTAAATATAATAATGAAGATTTAATTATTCAAACTCCTAAAATGTATATACCATATGGTGAAAAATATGTATATAATAATTCTAAAAAAAAATATTTAGATATATCATTTCAAAATATAAAAAATGACAATAATATTAAAATTTTATATGATAATTTATTATTAATATATGATAAAGTTAATAATTTTTATGAATATTATCTAGATGATATTATAAAAAAATATAATAAAAATGATTTACTTAGATTAAAAATTAATAAAAATATTTTAATTTTTGATCAAAATAAAAATATTATAGATAAAATTATAAATAATCTATATGGAAATTTTATAATTCATTTACAAGGATTATGGTTAATTAATGAAACACTTTATTTTCATTGGGAATTATTACAATGTAAAATAGATATGCCATTATATTTAAGTGAATACAGTTTTATAGATGATAATATACCAAGTAAAGGTAAAGGAAAAGGTAAAGGTAAGGGTTTACCACCTCCTCCACCGCCTCCACCGCCTCCACCGCCGCCCACAAATTCTAAATATGATATGATGATTAAAATGGGTATTCCCAAAGAAGCTGTATTACAAAAAATGCGTTTAGAAAATACCCCAAAAAAGATTCAGCCAAAAGATTTACAAAATATTACTTTAAAAAAAACAAAACCTATAGAAAAAAAGAAAACTGATGATATGCCTTATCTTTCTGAATTATTAAAAAGAATTAAATTAATATCTAATATTTAATATATGACTAGATCTAAAAGTAAATCTAAAACAAAATCTTTTAAATATTATATAGATGATTTATTAAAACCTGTCAAAAAATCTAAGAAAAGATATAAAAAATCTGCGAACTCTAAAAAGAAAAAACCGCAAAAAAAACTTAAAAGATAATTTATTTTTTTTTTATAATATAATTTATATAATGTCTACTGTTAATGATTTAATAGATGAAATTAAATCAGGTTGTCCTGAATTATCTGATTCCATTGAAATTATGAGAAAGAATATACATCATAAAACAAGATCAAAAGCAATAAAAACTAAAAAGAAACCTATTAAACCACCTGTTAAACCTCCTGTTAAAACACCTAAAAAAGAACCAGTAAAAAAACCTAAAAAAGAACAATCAAATCCACCAACACCTGATCCACCTGACGAAGGAAAACCATTTAGTTCCATTCAGGGTTGTGGTGTAGTAAATTTTAATGATTCTAATATTGATAAAATTAAAAAAACATCTTTCTTAAAGAAATCTACTTCTAAGGGATTTACAGAAATATCAACAGATCCAGATGGAAATTGTGGATATCATGGTTTATTACAAGGTATGTTTGAAACATATTATTTATTGGGAAATGAATCTAGTAATTATCTTAAACAATTTATTAAAGAAATTAAAGAAAAATTTAAAGTTGATCCCAAAGAAATTGCTGCTAATAATAGAAAAAAAAATTATATTAGTATTCCAAGAGAAATTGTTAATCATTTTAGAAGACATTTATTAGAATTAATTGATCCAAAAAGAAAAATGCCGGATGGTTCTACTATACATTATTTTGAAAGAGAAGATGAAGTTCCTGATGTTTTATATGATACTACAAAAGAAAAATATACAAAAAAAAGAAAATCTATTAAAGCTATAAAAGAAAATATAAAAAAAAATAAAGAAATATATGAAAATGTTGAAGGAGGTATTAAAGATACCGGATCAATTTTAAAACCCAATTGGTTGAGAGAAGAAGTTATAGCAAGAATTATAACAATATTTGGTATATCTATTTATGCATTTTTAACATATAAAGATAGAATAACACTAAAAGATTTTATAACTCTAGTACCAAATAAGTGTGAAGGTATAAAAAATTGTGGACATATTATTTTTATGGTAAATAATGGTAATCATTTCACTTATTTAAAAACAGATATCCAAGGATATGATAGAAATATATTAGATTGCTTAGATGTTGAATCAGTTGAATCAAATAGTGATGCAAAATCAGTATCATCTGATAAAAATAGTGATGTTCAAAAATTATTAGATATGGGATTTAATAAAGAAGATATAGCCAAAGCCGCGCCATTTAAAAATTTACAAGAAGCCATTGATAAATTAACTAAAAAAGGTGATGATGGACCTGGTGATGGTGAAATTCCTGATTTTGATTTAGAAGGAATGACAAGTGATTCTAATGAATCACAAAAATCAAATAAATCTAGTAAATCAAATAAATCTAGTAAATCAAATAAATCTAGTAAATCACAGAAATCAAATAGATCAAATAAATCTAGTAAATCACAGAAATCAAATGAATCAATACCAAATCTAAATTTATCTGATATGAGTGGTAGTGATAATGGTAAACCAGCCGAATTAGGGAAAGTTTTTTCAGATTTCAGTATTAATTCATCTAATAATTCATCTAATAAATCTAAATCTATATCAAATACAGATGAATTAAATGTAAAATATGATTATTCAAAAAATCCTGATTTATATAAGAAAGAATTATATAAATTAATTGAGAAAAAATTACAAGGTATGCCTGATACTGTCATTAAAAAAGAATATGAGGAAAGATTACGTAAATTAAAATCTAAGAAATAATTATATGGATAATATTTTTATATTTGATGAAAATGTCTCAGATAATGAATGTGATGAAGACTATATAAATGAAAATGAAATTATATATAGAGAAAAAATTGAATCTAATAATGTTGTAAATGGAATTTATGATATAAGTAAATTAATTACAAAAGATATATATCGTGAAAACATATTACTTTCTAATGTAAATAGTGATACCATTCCCATAAATGATAATACTATTAGGTTTAATTTTATGAATACCCCAACAAATGGTATTCAATATAAAACAAAAATAATTGGTTTTAAATTAAATGAATGTATATTTAGTTCACCTGTTTATAATATTAAGTCAGACCAGAAAATTAAATTCATGACATCAGGCACCACCACCAGCCAACCAACGCCCCTGACCATAACAATTCCTAAGGCATACTATACAATTAATAGATTACTAGATACTATTAATAGTTCAATACTATCTAATAATAAACCTATAAGTAATTATTTACTTTTTAATTATAATACTGATATGTCATTAATAGAAATAATTGGAATTAACTCTATAATAATAAATGCTTATAATGAATTTTTACAAAGATTAGGTTTTATTAAATTAAAGAATAGTAGTATTACTACCTCCACCGGAAAAACGGAGACTGCCGAAACGCATCCATCATTAGCCCAAGGTATTTTTTTAGATGTAGTTATTGATGAGATACCATACAAAGCATGTAAACAAAATTTAAAAGGAAGGAATATTATCCATAGAATACCTGTAAATCCCACATCATTGTCGTCTATAATATATTATAGAGCAAATTATATAGAAAATAAATCTCAATATTTATTCTTTCCAATTAGTTTAAGTCAATTAACAGTTAGTCTTTATGTAGATGAAGAACCTTTACCAATGGAAAATATGAATATATCATTTGATTTTGAATTAGTTATATTAAATAAATAATTAATTGGTCATTACATCTTCATGTTTTACTAACCAAGTTGATTGTTTTTCGCCTGATTTTTTACCAGGTTTACAACATATTTTATATGAGTTTGCAGTTTTATCTTCTATAACACCTTCATATGTTTTATTTCCTCTACTAAATTTAACTTTTGTTCCATTTTCTAATAGTTTTTTCCCCTCTGGTTTTGTTTGTTTTTTACTAGTTTTCTTTTTTGGCGATGGACTATCTTTTCTATAATCATTTACAACTATATCTGGCTTAGTAAATGGTAAATATTCATGAGTATTATTACTTATTTCTATATTTCCTTCATGTATATAATATTCTGATGTTATACTTTTAATTTCATTATATAATTCATTTATTCTTATTGTATTTCTTATATAATCTTGTTTTTTTTCTTTTAATTCTTGATCACTTAGAGATTCGTCATATAATTTAGATATAATATTATTTAAATCAGGTTTTAATTCTTTAATAATTTGATTATAATTTTTGTTAATAATATCTATTTTATTTGATCTAACAAACTTTATAAATAAATCATTTAATTTATCTAATTCTTTATCATACTCTTCTTTTTTAGATATATTATTTTTTATTAAACTAGGATCTATATCAATAAATTTACTAATAACTTCCCAATTTATCATATTATTCAGTTCATTTTTAAGAGTTGATAAATCTTTTATATATTTCGGTAATATTATGCGTATTTTTACTCCACATTTAGATTTTCCATCTTCTCCACAATTAAAAATAACTTCATTAGATTTTTCTATAAATTGTTTATGTTTTTTACAATCTATACAATTTTTATATTGTTTATCTGAATAAAATAAATGTTTCTCATTAAAAAATATTTGTATTAAATTTAAATATTCATCCATAACTATTTATATTATTATATAATTTATTTATTTTGTGATTATAAATTAATTTATTTATTTTTTTTGATTTATATCTGTTATATAATAAATATATAAATATACATAAAACAGAAAATATAATTAAATGTATTATTAAATAATCATATCTTCCTGTAATTTTAGGTTTTGGTTTAGGAATATCATTATTTAAATGTATATTTTTATTAATATTATTAAAAAAAGATATCGTCTTTACATCTACTAAATTTGGTTTCATAATTAAATAATATATATACTATTTTTTTATTTAAACGAACTCATTGCTTTGAGAAATTAAAAATACATATAAAACAATACTAGGTATTAATATAACTAAAAAGAATGGATATAATGTTTGATCTTTACCAGTTCCATATGATTTTATAGAGCCATCTTTATTAAATAATAATAAGGGTTTTTTAACAAATAAAGCAATTCCAAATAATACTTGTGCAATTATAACTATAAATAAATTTCTGTCGATATTTATAATCATTTATATATTAATATAAAATATTTTAATAAAAAAATTTTAAGTAAAATTAATCACTTAATTAGAATAAGTAAATAAATCACTTAGTTAGAATAAGCTAATCCACCCATACCACTCATAATACGAAGAACATTATAGTTGACAGCGTAGATATTATTGGGATATCCTTCGAGATTACCCGCATCCGCGGTTTTAACACCAGTTGTTACTAATTGAGCATTATCAATTCTTGAAAAGTTACATGTTCCAGATGGTTGATGTTCTTCTGGTTTAAGAGCAAATGAGTATACAGCGACACCGTGCCCATGTTCGTGTGAATCGGAGGCATTACCATATCCACTATGATATTGCCATACTTGTGAAACAGTAAAATAATTTCTATCTCTTGCAGCGAATCTATCATGACCATTTAATTTAAGTTGAAATTTAGCCTCATCGTGCAGTTGGTGAAATGTGCCATTTACATTGTCGGTGTCGGTCTTGTCCCCCACCCTCCACTTACCAGTCCATATAAGTTCTTTAACTGGATGATTAAAGGTTAAAGTACAAGTTGAGTTATCACTAGAAAAGTTTTGATACTGAATTTGTGTAATTAAGTATTCATGACTTACCTGAGCAAATCTACGTCTTTCATCAGTATCAAGGTAAATGTAGTCAGCCCAAAGTTGTGGATTGTCGCATGTGTTCATTGGATTACCATTTACAATAATTTTGACTTCATGATATTGAAGAGCAATTAATGGTAAAGCTAATCCAGGATTTTCACAAAACCAGAATCGTAATGGTATAAAACAGTTACCAGCCACCGCATGGACGCCGTAGCGGTTATTACCCAGCTGGGACATTATTTGAAAATTAGGACCGGATGCGCTGCCGGCCTTTCCACAGTATCCAGTAGGATTGGGTTCAGTTAATTCAGCCCAAGTTTCCATCCAGTGACCATATTGTCTATCAATAGTTTGACCACCAATTTCACATTCAACTGTATTAATCCATTGCGCAGCATCATTCCCTCCCGTGCCCGCATCTAATGAACCATCTACTTCAATATATAATCTGTTAACTAAATCACCATTGCGAGCAATAGTCGCTGTGCAACGGCCAGCCCCATCAGAAAAAACCCCAGCCCAGGTTTGCTGAATAGATTCCATAGAAAAGTTAGTGTGTCTGCGGTAGACTACTTTAAAGAAAGTAATTTGTGGATTGCCAGTAAGATAGATGTCTTGTGCGCCATAAGCTACTAATTGCATTAATCCTCCTCCCATAGTTTTTTATACTATAGCTTAGAAAAAAATTTTGCGTAAATTATAAAATAAAAATTAAGTAAATAACTTTAATAAATCATTTAGTTAGAATAAGCTAAACCACCCATACCACTCATAATACGAAGGACATTGTAATTAACAGCGTAGATGTTATTAGGAAGAGCTGTGGGATCTCCTAATGATAGACCAGTCGTTACTAATTGAGCATTATCAATTCTAGAGAAGTTACATGTTCCAGATGGTTGGTGTTCTTCTGGTTTAAGAGCGAATGAGTATACAGCGATAGCTTGACCATTTACATTAGGTTTTCCAACTGAGAGGTTTTGCGTTGTTGTGTCGATACCGGCTTCTGGCGCCATCGAAGCACTTAAACTACCAAAACCAGTGTGATATTGCCATACTTGAGACATAGTAAAATAATTTCTATCTCTTGCGGCAAATCTATCATGACCATTAAGTTTTAATTGAAATTTATTGTCCGCTAGTGGTTCAAAAGATCCAGCTGACGCGAAATACTTTAAGGCTTCTAAACCAACGCCGGCCGGGAGAGAACTCGAAGAATCGACTTGAACTGGAACAGGTTCTGTGCGAGTCGGACCATACCATTTACCAGTCCATACAAGTTCTTTAACTGGATGATTAAAGGTTAAAGTACAAGTTTTGTTATCAGTAGAAAAATTTTGATATTGAATTTGTGTAATTAAATATTCATGGCTTACCTGAGCGAATCTGCGTCTTTCATCAGTATCAAGGTAAATATAATCTGCCCAAAGAACAGCTGTATCCAAACCCGTTGTTTGGTCTGCAGCATCTTCGGGTAAATTATTTCCTGTTAAAATAATTTTGACTTCATGATATTGAAGTGCGATTAATGGAAGTGCTAATCCAGGATTCTCACAAAACCAGAATCTTAATGGAACAAATAAAGAACCACTTGTGGCTGTATCAAAGCCCCCACCCATACCAGACATTAATTGAAAAGTTGTACCTGAATTGTCGTTCGGCGGGGTGGATTGGGTGGGATTACCATCGACTTTGTACTTACCGGTAGCACAATATCCAGAAGGATTATATTCAGTTAATTCAGCCCAAGCTTCCATCCAGTGACCATATTGTCTATCAATAGTTTGACCACCAATCTCACATTCAACTGTATCAATCCATTGAGCAGTGGGATTGCGTCCGATTTTATGACCTAAATGCCGTTGACTGCCAGCTGTACCATAAGGAACTTCAACATATAATCTGCTAACTAAATCACCATTTCTAGCAATAGTTGCAGTGCAACGACCTTGTCCTCTTGTTCCAAATGTTCCAGCCCAGGTTTGTTGAATAGATTCCATAGAAAAATTAGTGTGTCTGCGATAGACTACTTTAAAGAAAGTAATCTGTGGATTACCAGTAAGATAGATGTCTTGTGCTCCGTAAGCTACTAATTGCATTAATCCTCCTCCCATAGTTTTTATACTATAGATTAGAAAAAAATTTTGTATAAATTATAAAATAAATAAGTATATATAATAATATTTAATTATAAATTACATTACATATACATGTACATTGGTGCTGAATTATTTTGTTTTACTTTTAAGAAATTATCTATATCATCTCTATCTACATTATAAGGTAATTTAAAATCTTTAATCTTAAAATTCAATTCAACATCAGCATTATTTCCAGTTAAATAATATATATTAATTTTACTTATAATTCCTTCTATACATCTTTTTAGATTTCGAACACCTTCTTCTTTATTTGTATATTTTTCAATAATATATTCAAGTATATTATCATCAATAATTATATCTTCTGATTTAAACAGATATGTATCATAAAGTTCAGGAAATATATATTCTCTACAAATTTTAATTTTTTCTTTTGTATTAAAACCTTTTGTATTAATTACATACATTCTGTCTTTTAAAATTCTATTAACCTTTGATTCATCATTGAATGAGAATATAAATAAGACTTTTGATAAATCAATATTAATTCCTGGATAGTAATTATCTTGAAACAATGAGTTTTGAGATGGATCTGTTAAATGAGTCAACATATGAATAATTTCTTCTCCTTTATACGTTTCACTTACTTTATCAAGTTCATCAAAATATATAACTGGATTCATACATTTACTTTCAATTAAAATATCCATTATTCTACCCCAATGAGAACCTTCATATGTATAAGAATGTCCTTCAAATAATGAAGAATCAGATTGGCCACCCAGAGCAATGAATGAAAATGGACGACCAATTGCTTTTGCAATACCTTCTTTAACTAGTGTAGTTTTACCATTTCCCATGGGTCCTTGAAGAGCAAGAACATTACCTTGTGATATAGGATTCTTAATCCATTTACCAATTACCTGTAATATATGAGTTTTAGCATCATTATGACCATAAATAGATTTATCTAAAACACCTTTTGCGTTTAAAATATAATCTCTTTTTTCATCTATATTATTTTCATTATTAACTGGTAATGATACGTATTTATTAAATGGTATAGAAATCAATCCATTTATCCATTTATCCATTTTTGTATATTCACCGGTAGAAGAATCCATATCATTTAGTTTTTCAATATTTCTCATGGCAATTGCTTTTGTATTAATATCCATATCAGAATTTAAAATTTTAAATTTAAGGGGTATGTGTAATCCATTAATTTCACTGAGTTTTTTTATTTCTTTTAGATATAATTCTTTTTTATCTTTTTCAAGTTTATGGAAATAATTAATATTTTCATCCTCATCAAAATCTATTTTATCTTCTACTTCCATATATTGTTCATCTAATTCATCATAATCATATTCTTCTTCATCGTCTTCATCGTCTTCTTCTTCATTATTTCCACTATTAATAGATTCATCGTCTTCATTAGATTCGTCTATAACTTCTTCTTCTCCTCCCAAATGTAAATTATTTTCATTGTGAGGTTTATGCATATCAGGAATATATAATGTTATATTTTTAGAAGAATTATTAATTAAATTAGATAACATTAGAGATAACATATCTGATTTATTAATTTTACTTTTTTTGTGTTTTTTAAAATTAATTGTTTTCTTTGGTTTATCATAACTATAATCAATAAGCCCTTTAATATTTCCTTGTTCATCAATATCGTCTTCATTATCATCTATGGGTGGATTATTATCATTATTATTATTATTATCATTATTATTATTATTAATATTATTATCAACAAGTATTTTCTTTGACCGAGTTACCATTTGATGCTTACTCATGATTAATATATATTATATATTTTAATTTTAAATACATAATCAAATTTGAATTATTAAAATAATAAATTTGATTTAAAAAAAAGAATATTATATATTATAGTTATATATGGATCAATTTGAACCTGAAATTAAAAACATTGATTATGTTCAATTCAGTGTCATGAGTCCAGAAGAAATAAGAAATAGATCAGTTGTAGAAGTTACAAAATATGAAACATATGATAAAGATGAACCAGTTGTTAAAGGATTATTTGATATTAGAATGGGTTCCACAGAGATGGGTAAAATATGTGGAACATGTCAGCAAAAGAATATAAATTGTCCAGGTCATTTTGGACATTTAGAACTGGCCAAACCCGTATATCATTATCATTTTATTAATATGCTTCCTAAAATTTTAAATTGTGTATGTTTTCATTGTTCAAAACTACTAATTGATAAAGAAAATAATTTAGTTAAAAATATACTTAAAAAACCACCAAAAGTTAGATTTAATGAAATTTATGAATTATGTCAAAAAGTAAAGAGATGTGGTGAACATAATCTAGATGGTTGTGGATATAAACAACCTGATAAATATAAAGTATCTAATGTTGAAGGTATTCAAGCAAAATGGACTAAATTAGAAATAGATGACACTAACTCATCTGATATTAAAACACAATTATTAAAAGTAGAACAAGTTAAAAATATATTTGAAAAAATTACGGATGAAGATTGTAGATGTATAGGATTTTCTGAATTATGGTGTCGTCCTGAATGGTTAATATGTTCTGTATTACCTATTCCACCACCAGCTGTTAGACCATCTGTAAAACAAGATAATAATCAACTTATGATGGATGATTTAACTCATAAATTATGTGATATTGTTAAACACAATAAAATTATTAAAGATAAATTAACCAATGATCCAAATGCTGATGTAGATAATTGGTTACAAGTCCTTCAATATCATGTAGCCACATTAATTGATAATGAATTACCTGGTGGCATTTTACAAGCTGCTCACCGATCAGGTAGACCTTTAAAAGCTATCCGCCAAAGACTAAAAGGAAAAGAAGGACGTATTAGAAATAATCTTATGGGAAAACGTGTAGATTATTCTGCCAGAAGTGTAATTACTCCTGATCCAAATATTGACTTAGATGAATTAGGTGTCCCAGAAAAAATTGCTTTAAATTTAACTTATCCTGAAAAGGTTAGTAATATTAATATTAATATTCTTAATAGATTATTAGAAAAAGGATATAATATTCATCCTGGAATTAAAAGTATTATTAAAAATGGAAATACTATAACATTAACAGATATTAATGTTACAAATATTAAATTAGAATTAGGTGATATTGTTAATAGAAATTTAATGGATGGTGATTATGTCTTATTTAATAGACAACCATCACTTCATAAAATGAGTATGATGGCTCATAGAGTTAAAGTCATGAAAGGAAATACTTTTAGATTAAATGTTAGTGTAACTCCGCCATATAATGCAGATTTTGATGGTGATGAAATGAATATGCATGTACCACAATCTATTAATGCCGTATGTGAACTTAAAAATTTAGTATCTGTTAAATATCAAATTATTTCTCCAAGAGAAAATAAACCCATTATTACAATTGTACAAGATACATTACTTGGAATGAATAAATTAACTAAAACTGAAAAAATCACGTATGTTAATAAATCAGAAGGTGATATGTATTTTAATGAAAATACTAATATGTATCCTGTATCTGAATCAATTGAACAAAAAACTATTGTAGATGAATCTACATATTTTAATAAAACTCAATTAATGAATATAATTTGTAATCTTTCAACATTTAATGGTAATATACCAGAGCCAACTAGACAATTGATGTATGAAGGAGAATCAATTGATTTATGGTCTGGTAAATCAATAGTTTCATATATATTGCCTAACAATTTAAATTTAGAAATGGAAAATTCTTCTTATGATAATAATACAAGTGATAAATTTAATAATAAACTTAATAAAATTAAGATTGTAAATGGTGAATTAATTCAAGGTAGTCTTGATAAAAATGTATTTACTAAAACATCCAAAGGATTAATTCATACTATTTATAATGATTATGGTCATGATAGAGCATCTGACTTTATTAATGATATGCAAAAAATAGTAACATATTTCCTTTTAACAGAAGGATTTTCAGTTGGTATAGGTGATATCATTGCCAGTGAAGATATTAATACAGAAATTAGAGAAACAATTCAAGAAAATAAAAAACATATTAATGAACTTATGAGAGAAATTCATTTAGATGTCTTTGAAAATTTCTCTGGTCAATCCAATGAAATGTATTTCGAAGCAAAAGTTAATTCCATTCTAAATGGTGTTCTTAGTAAAACTGGTAAAATTGGACTAAGAGAACTTGATCAAAAAAATAGAGCTGTTAATATGGTTAATTCTGGATCAAAAGGTAAGATTATTAATATTGGTCAAATGGTTGCTTGTCTTGGTCAGCAAAATGTTGATGGTAAAAGAATCCCAAATGGGTTTAATGATAGAACTCTACCACATTACTATAAGTTTGATGATTCAGCAGAAGCAAGAGGTTTTGTTCAAAACTCTTTCATATCAGGACAAACGCCACAAGAATTCTATTTCCACGCGATGGGTGGTAGAGAAGGTCTCATCGATACTGCTTGTAAAACAGCTGCTACTGGATATATTCAAAGAAAACTTGTAAAATCTATGGAAGATTTATATGTAAGTTATGACTATTCTGTTAGAAATAGTACTGGTTGTATTGTTCAGTATGTATATGGTGATGATGGTATGGAAGGGATTAATATTGAATCACAAAGTCTAATTATTACTAAATATAATACTGATAAACTATGTGAAAAGTTCTTATTCGCTGATAACACAGATTGGTCTAAAATTCTCGAACCAAGTGTAATTAAAAGTTTAACTGATATTAAAGATTATAAAACTAAACTAAATGATAGTTTTATTCAACTACTAGAACATAAAGATTATCTTTATAAAATTAAAAATACTCTTGAAAATAATATTCTTTATCCAATAGATATTAATAGATTATGTAAAAATAAATGCTTACAAAAAGATAATGATATATTATCTAATATTTCTCCATTATACATTTTAGAAAAAAATAACGAATTAAAAGAAAAATTAATTATTAATGAAGTATTTAATAATAATAAAATTATCCAAATATTAATAGATATACATTTAAATCCTAAATTATTAATTTATGAATTTAATATTCTTAAAGAAGAATATGATGAAATTTGTGAAGATATTGTATATTTATTTGAAAAATCAAAAATATCACCTGGTGAAATGGTTGGTGTTATTGCTGCTCAGAGTATCGGTGAACCAGCTACTCAAATGACTCTAAATACTTTTCACTTCTCAGGTGTAGCTGCTAAATCTAATGTAACTCGTGGTATTCCCAGATTAACAGAATTACTCCATTTAAGTAAAAATATTAAGTCACCTTCTACTAATATATTCTTAAAAGGTGAATATAATTCAGATAGAAATAAAACACAATTTGTCAAAAATAAATTAGAACATGTTGTATTAAAAGAATTAGTTACAAATAATCAAATATATTTTGATCCTAATAATGATAAGTTTGAAACTAATATTGAAAAAGATAAAGAATTATTATCGGTATATAATGAATTTAATAATTTACAATATGGTACTGTTGATTTTGAAAAGACAGCTCCATTCGTCATTAGATTTATATTTGATAAAGTTAAAATGATGGAAAATAATATTATTATGGATGATATATATTTATCTATTATGAAATACTTTGATGGTGATAATAAAATTAATTATTGTTTCTCAGATGATAATTCAAAAGAATTAATTGGTAGAATTACTATTACAGAAGATATGGAAGGAGATGAACAAGAAAATGGGCTATATGATCAAACAAATATTATTACTATATTCAAAGATATAATGAATGATGTTTTAGATAACGTCGTTATTAAAGGAGTTCCAAATATTAATAATTTAGTAATCCCTGAACATAAAACAACTATTAAAGAAGATGGTGAATATATAAATAAATCTGAATATATATTACAATCAGATGGAGTGAATTTACTTGATGTATTTAATTCTAAATATGTAGATTTCACTAGAACATATTCAAATGATATTAATGAAATTTATGAAAAATTAGGTGTAGAAGCCGCGAGAAATATATTAATTGAAGAAATTAGTTCTGTCTGTGATGATGCTGGTGAATATATTAATCCACGACATGTTGAATTATTAGTTGATACTATGACAAATAAAGGTTATTTAACTGCTATTAATAGACAAGGTATTAATCGTGGTGATGTTGGTCCACTTGCTAAATCATCATTTGAAGATACAACTGACCAATTTATTAAAGCTAGTATATTTGGTGAAAGAGATAAATTAAAAGGAGTATCCAGTAATATTATGATGGGTCAAACTATTAAATCTGGAACTGGTCTTAGTGATTTACTATTAGATGAAGATAAATTAATTCATGGATTAAATGAATTAAATTATACACAAAATGACTTTATTGAAAGTATTAATGAAAATATTGATATACTATTAAATGATAATGATGCTCTTGTAGATGAATATTGTAATGACGATAATTTTGAGTTCTCAGTATAAATTTATTACATAAAATTTAATTTACTAATTTTTTTTCTAATTATTTCTTCATATAGTTCATCAGGACATCTATCTAATAAATCCATAGCATCTGTACTTACTTTTAATTCACCCGATTGCATTATATTATTTTTCATATTGCTACATTTTTCTGATAAAGATAATCTACTACTATAAGTTTCATTATTTTTGTTATTATCACTTGTAAAATCCATTGGTATTTCTTCTCTAAATTCATATTCAGCATCTCTTAGAGCTTTCTTAATATCTATATTAGATAATACTTTTTCGATACGAGCTTTAAGAATCTTAGTTTCTTCATCATCTGTTAATGGTTTAATTACTTCTTTTTTACTATCGGAATCTTCACCAATCATTGAAGGATCGGATGTAGTATCAATGGTTGAACTTGTATCTTCTCCCATTATTCTATCTAATATTTGCCGATCATTCATATCTTTATCATCTTTTATACCAGGTAATTTAAGTTCATCATGTGGTTTTCTAACACCTGGTAATTTTAATTTATCATCATCACCAGGTTCATCAGGCATACCTGGAATTTTAGGTTGTTTTAATTCAAGAGGTTTCTTAATATCGCCAGGAGATTTCGGTGGAGATGGTCCTGCTTTATCTAATTTAGGTTCACCTGGTTTACCGTCACCTGGTTTACCGTCACCTGGTTTACCGTCACCTGGTTTACCGTCACCTGGTTTACCGTCATCGGGTTTACCATCTTTTTTCTTTTTATCATCATCACCATCATCATCATCTGAACTAAATGCATCACTTATTCTACTAAATAATGATTTTTTAGACTTATCAGGTAATTCAGAACTATCATTACTTGTTGAACTTGAATAAGTTTCTTCTGGACTACTAGGTTTAGTATAAGTCTCAGTTGATATTGATTCAGAAGATATATCAGTTGATGGTTTGTAGGAACTATCAGTTGTATCACTAGTGGTCGTTGGGGTTTGAGTATGATCAAATGTTGTAGTATCAGTTGCGGCAGTTGACAAACCTGTTCCCGTAATATTGCTTGGTGATAATGTTGGATCATTAGATGTCGCAGGCACAGATAAAGGTGTTGTTGAAGCTGGGGATGCTGTATCTGGGGAAGCCGTATTACTTGATAAACTTAAATCAGATGATAGTACTGGTTGCCCACTTATATTGCCTGTTGATGAAAGTGCTGTCGCAGGTGCAGTGGTTACTTTCGGGGGTGAAGCCGATGTTGGTGGTGCCAATGCGGTTGGTGTAGTAGTTGATGATATTGATGGTAATGATAAAAGATCGCTGGATCTAGTAGTGGTAGATGATTGAGAAAATGCTTGTGGTCCATCACCTGCTCCACCATGTAAATCCCTTTTATTTCTATTTACATCTAAATAATAAATTTTCTTTAATAAACTATTTATTTTAGTTTTGTCTGTATTTTTTTGTCTTAATATTTCTAATGAAAAATATTTAGATAATAAAGTTAATCTATGTTCATAAAATATTAATAGTTTTATCTTATCTTTTTTAGGAATTTCTAATACTTCATCTGATAAAAATACTAAATTTTGTTTATTAAATCTTAATAATACATCTTTTGGTGCTTCACATGCTTTATTACTAGTAAATGATATATCACCTGTAAATAAATCAAATAATGATAAAGGATTTTTTGAACATTCTCTTAATTTTGCCGATACAATTTGTTTAAATAATTTATCTGATGATAATAAATATGAGGATTTATATAATGTTTCTTTAATATCTTTAATATCAAATAATTTATCCATTAATATCATATTAATCTCAGTTTCAAATGCTTTATCATATCTATCATTATATGTAACTACTGCATATATATCAGTATTTTCTTTAACATATCCTGGATCACTTGGTTCATTTTTATCTATATTATAATCAATAATATGTTGAAATAATAACTTTAAATTTTCTTCAAGTGATGTATCTAATATTGATATATCAATATTATCATATATTAATCTTTTACTAATTATTTTATCATTATTATATATATTTCTTAGAATATTAGATTTTTTATATAAATCATCATTTTCTATAAGTTTTCTTAATTCATCCATTGTAACCATGTGAACATATTTATTTGTTAAATTATTAATAAATATACTTGATGATGGTAAATATCTCATAACATTATTAGTAAATGTATTTTCTATAATTCTATTTAATTTTCTACTATCACCACCTTTTTGTGATTTCTTTCTTGATTTTTTTCTGGACAACTTATTCATTTTTTTTGAAGTTAATTTTCTATGTTTCGCCATATATATATATTTATTATAT